GTTCCATTCCCATAAATGACTCCATTTCTAAAATTTTAAGCACTACTTCAAAGCCTACATCACCTCCTTTTAATATTGCACCCATTAACATACCAATTTCGTTATTAGGTAACTCTATACCATATTGTGCAGCTCTTTCTTTAGTCTGCTCAATAATATACTTATGTTTTTTTGCTATTTGTGCCTCTGTTCCTGCTTTATCAGCCTCATGACCTGCTTTTATAGCATCTTGAATTAACTTCTCTAATATCTGTACTTTTTCATCATCTCGGTATTTCAACTCAACCTCTTTAAGTGCTAAATCTATCAAATACTGCTCGTTTAACGTTCCTTGACCTTGTCCTTTTAGTCCTTGTAATACCGTATTAGCTTTGCTTAATTGTGTATTCTGCTTAATCAATCCTGCTTCCGCTTCCGACTTTTTAGCATCGTTGACCATTTTTGCCGTTTGTGCTGACATTAACGCTAAATTAGCCATGTCATACTTTTCCGCTATTTTTCCTTGTGACTGTGGTCCTGATACACTTCCTGCTCCTCCTGCTCCACTTTTATACATTAATGCTGGATTCAATCCAGCTTCTTTTAAACGTGCCATTTGTTGCACTGGATGATTATAACGAGCTTCTTTGTCAAAACGCTCGTGCCACCATTGTTTGTTTTGCTCGAACGCACGTTCTTGCGCACGTCTGTTGGCTATATTTTGAAATATGGTAGTTCCTGCGCTTACTCCTGCACCTATCATAGCGGTGCCTAATTTTGCAGCAGCTGCTCCTGCTGGTATTGCGAATGCTGGCATATCTTATATGTTTACTACAATAATACAATAATTCCTTTTTCTTCTACATAATCATGAAAACTTTTATAATCTTCGATTAGTAGACATCCTCTAGTGTGTGTATACAACCTACCTTGATGTATTAAAATACCCGTTCTTCCTTGTACATCTCTCAACCATATTGCTGGTTTTCCATTACTCTCTCTAGTAATTTTTTGCCAAGCATACGTACCTCTAGGTATCTGACTGATATTTCTTTGATTATCTCGCCACGGTAATTCTTTTCCTTCGAAAGTTTTATTACCTACGTACAGGTTTATAATTGTTCCATTGTCAAAAACCTGTGTTGTTTCTACGACTATTAGTCGTTTACTGTCTTGAACCTTTAGACTGCCTAACAGCTGGTTCAATATTCTACGTTGTTTAGATTGCATCTTACTACTTTTTTTATTGCTGACCCTTTTTTAAATCTATTTATTCGCGTTCGTTTAATTCGTTCGCGTTTGTTTTTCTTAAAAAGGTGTCATTGCGCATATATATAACAAGGGAGTTATATGCGCCTAACGCCCTTCGGTTGTTTGCTCACGAGTTGAAGCGGGTTTACCCGCAGCAACTCGTCGAGCCGTTTTTTTAGTTCCATTCTGGAACATCTTCTGGCATTAATGCCATTTTTTCACAGGTTTTTCTATGAATCAACAGTCTCTCCGCTTGACTCATTTCCTTCCAATCCGTTATCTGACTTACCTTGTTCTTCCAAATTGGTTGCTTGTAATTTTTCATTTAGATTAGCCATTTTTTGTTCCAGCGCTTGGCGCTTAATTAATAATTCTTCGTACGTTAAATCCTTTGCATAAGGTAAAATTGCATCTCCGTAGTAACGTGCACCATCTAGTACCGCTCCTGTAATCGGGTTAATACCTCGTACATGATTTTCAAGAACCATCCTAGGATCGCTATGCATATCCGGCATTGTGAGACTCTTTTCAGTATTGACCTCGCCTTTTTCCACAGTATAATTACTCTGCGTTCTTTTCTTCGCCATTTTCTTCGTCTTTTTCCCACTCATCTACTATGAGCTTGATTAATAAAATTAGTTCCTTCAATATATAAAATATTGTTTGAATGTTTTTTGACTTCATATTTTACCGTTCTTTTTTATATTTCTTGCATTTCTGTACTGGTCCACACGTATTAAATCGTATCGTTCTTGGTCCGTCATATTAGTATCATGATAACTAGAGAGCTCTCTATAAGCCTCTCCAGCCCATTCAGCTTTTTCAATTGGGTCTGTAAATAACTTATCAATATAATACCTCGGTAACTTCTTTTTCGTTCCACCTTCGAGGGTAAGTAATTTTGTACCATTGGTTTTTAAATAATCTCTTATTATCTCCTTACTAAAACTAACACCTAAACCATTACTCATTAATTGAAATTGTGGTTCCCTTCCTTGTTCATCATATTCAAACGGTTTTTTTCTTCTAAGCCCTTTTAAAGCGTATTTAGTCGTATAAAATATACTGGCTTCCGTAACCGTTCCTATGTGTATGTGTCCTAATTTCCACGCCTTTCTGATATACTTTTCAAACGGGCGTGGCATATTAAACACTATTGCATGGTAATGTGGTCGTTCTGTTTTATCTCCATACTCTCCACATGCATAATACTTAATTTTCTGTTCTTGGTTGCAATGCTTCCTCAACCTCTTCATAAACTTTTGAAAATCGCTTCGTGCTAACGTGTAACCGCCTTCACTTATCGGGATATTCTTATCGTCATATGTTAAGGTGAGGAAACATGCACTCGAAGAAGCATTTAACTCCTTCTGCAACCTAAAACACCAATCTATCTGCTTTTTCTTTAAGCATGGTACACACCGACCACAACCAACAGTCCTAGTTATAGACCCGTCTACACCTTTGGACTCTCTGCGTATGGTCATTGGCGTACGGCACATATTAACTTAATCTAATGCCGCCACGTGATAACCTCGCCCTATTTATTCGGGCGTTTCGCTTTCTTCCTCGCTTAACTCGCTTGGAGAATCCTCCTCGTCTGTACTTTCCCATTTTTCTGGATTCTGTTTTATATACCTCATGGTATCATTAATATTACTTTTCAACTCTTCCATTTGTCCTAAAATGAAAGTCAAATTTGCCACTACGGCGTTGCGTGTTTTACTCATCTTCTTCGAGATTTTTATTAATTAAACATATAAAACCAACTGTTATCGTTAATAACAGTATAATATATACTAACTCTGGTATCATACACCCAGTGGTGTTCCGTAATAAGGTAGCTTACGTTGTACTTTCAAATCGTTGTACACATGTGCGATCACCTGTTCTGCATTATTTTGCTCTACAAATACTCGATCACTTGGGTCACATTGAATAAATGCACTATTTAAACTCGGTAAACTAGCAAACTTTCGTCCTAAATGCCAATACTCTAAATTACCTTTCATCAAACCATGTACTGAATTCATTTCATGTCTATACTCATCATAAATCGGTAAATAACCAAATGTTCCATCATCTTGTGAACCTCCTGTTGCATACAATTCCTTGTTTAATACTGGCTGTTCTCCTAAATGTGCCAACAATGGTTGGTAATAATCATATCGGTCTACTTTATTAAATTTAGCTGGTACTCCTTGGTAATAAGTTGTATCTGGCACTACATACATAAATGCGAATACCCATCCATGTTCCTGTGCGTAATAACTAGCCTTACGGCTACCACTCGCTGTAATACCATGTCCACCTAATTCACCTAAACTACTGCTACCTGTTGTTTCACTTGTCTGTAATACTTCACTAAACTGAATATTTGCGACACTACCTCCAAACTCTTCTGGACGTTGCAAGCGTGCATCCTGTGGTTTAACACCGAAATGTGCTTGAATGTGTTCAGTATAACGATTACCTGTGCGTGCGTTAAGTTCTAACCATTTTTGAATTGCAAAAGCTTCACGTAATTCATTAATGGTTGCCGCATTAGCATTAATATTTGCTGGGTCTACAAATAAATTGTAACTGTTATCTATCTGTGCTGCATTTCCTTGTGCCGCAAACGCATTCGTTGGACTCAAACGATTTGCTCCCGCAGTATCTCCAATAATATCACCGCCAAACTGATTTGCGGTCATATCCCATACTGTACTTGCGTTAAAGTTTCCATCTTGCACACCTTTAAACGTTGTTGGAATCATACCAAACGGTCCTGTACCTGCTGCATCTAATACTGGCAATGTAACTTCTGGTCCTTTTTGTGTAAATGGCAACGTACTTGTAAAACGGTCATGTTGCCATGCTACTCTTTGCTTTTGAAGTAATTGTGCATTTGCTGAATTATTTCCATCAATTAATTCATAATTTACTTCCTGTTGTAAATTTTGGTCACGAAAATACTCGTTCCAAATAAACTGATAATGTGCAAACGGCAATGCGTTCACCTCTACTGACTGTCCACCAATACCTTGGGCAGTACTTACTCCCATGTAATCTGCCAATGAACTTGGAATGCTTGTTGTATCAATATAAGGATGTACTGGTTCTGTTGTGTCTGTTGCACTCTCTGGTCCTGTAATAAAATCTTCCCAATTTTCCCAAACAAGACGGTTTGGGCTAAAGAAATAACGCATTTTAACCTTTACATTATGCATAACTGGCGCAACCAGTGGTAACATACGTGTTAAATGACTTGTTTCAATAGTGAATTTATCTCCTGGCAATACATCTACTGCCATTACTGGGATAATCTCTCCCATTTTTAAACTCATACGTTTGTCATGTGATAAATCAAACGTATTGTACTTGGGATTCATCCCAACTGCTTTACTATAATCCATTTTTAATTGTTTTTATAATTTTCCCATATTTCTCGAACCTTACTCGCACCTTGTTCTGGTTCCATTCCCATAAATGACTCCATTTCTAAAATTTTAAGCACTACTTCAAAGCCTACATCACCTCCTTTTAATATTGCACCCATTAACATACCAATTTCGTTATTAGGTAACTCTATACCATATTG